GTTTTACGCAAAGTCACCGGTCTATCCATATACGGTAGACGCGCAGTAGTGCTTGTAGCATGTGTAAGACGATAATCAAGATTACGGAGAGTTTCATTCGTCTGCGAGAAAGGCTGCAAATATTCAGTATTCTCAAACGCCTGCACTGTTGGGGTCAAGCCATTCCAATGCACAACAGCAATAATCATATACGTTTCAGACGGCGTATTCAGCAGACTCGTGGTAATAGGAGGTACACCAATACCCTGATTGATGACACCCTTAATAACCGCCGCGGAGACAGTTTCTACGCCAGTACCCGTATTCCTGGAATAATGTAAGCAGATGAGGTCGTCGCGCGTGGAACCTGACGGTACACCGTTACCAATGTTGATGCTTTCCTGGACACTAATCTGCACGTAGCGGCCATTCCACAACCATTCGCCGACAGGCAGGTTTACTGTGGATGCGGAAGCTAGTGTTGGTGTCCAGTTTTTCGTCAGCAGGTATTGTCCGTCGCCCATAATGCGTGCGTTCAAATGTGCAGCATCGTCAGCTGTTACGTGAGCCATGTTTTGGCGGCTCGTGATCATGTGGATAGTCATTGTAAGCTCCTTTTATTTCTTGTCCATGAAATTATCGAAAAATGTGTCAGCCTTAGCCATGAGTTTCAACCAGTCTTCCGAACAGTACCGGCATAGGACAACGTTCACGTCTGACTGGTTAGCGCGAATAAACTTCTTTTCCGACCACTTTTCTTCTGCAGCCTGCTTCGGGCCGATAATCTGTTTAATACCGCACCGGTCGCACTCGTACTGTGTTAAGCCTGTTTGGATACCCATTTTTAACCTACCTCCATAGAAAGGGTTTTCACACCCCTACTGATTTTGATGATGAGCTTGTTAATACTTGCCGACACCGTCATGCCGGTTGGCATGTCGGTAATCGAAAAACTTGAATCGAGAGGATACTCTCCGTCAGGTTCTTTCACCTGCAAAATCTGCCGATTCTTCAACTCGTCGGTGAGCTTATCCGCAGCATACTGAGCGATTTTGTCTTGTTCTGTACTGCTTGCCTCGAAAGTCATCATGTAAGATTCAACAAAATTAGAAGGCTTCGAGGTAGTAACCTGTTTACCATCCCAATATGCGTGCCCGACAGCACGGTTACGCAGCTCACCAGCACCCAAAGCGATGGCATGAGTAATAAACTTACTGTATTTCGTCGCATCATAACTAATATTCGCGCTATTGATTGTCATATCATCCGACGGGATGAAACTCAACAGGATACGAGCATTATCGTCAAATGTTAAGCGGATAATCATATGATTCTGCTTAGCGAGTTTGCGTAAACCCTGCCAGAGAGTGCAGTATCGTTCAAACTGGTAGTCGATATTCACCGGCGGAATACTGTCAAGCAGAACACTACCAGTCAGACCAGTGTCAGCAAGCACCTTAGTTAGACAGTCAGAGAGTGTGCCCTTGACTGTGTAATAGTCCTGTCCAGAGTATGGTTGCACGATACGCTTATCAAGCACGCCTTGCATGCTCGTACCATGGAAAGTAATCGTATAATAACCATTCTTATACACGCTTTCCACTCCATCCACGAAGCCGGCAATATCAGTGGAATCTTCCAAGCGAAAAGCGGACATTGTCACATCAACAATGTCCGCCTGCTCAATAATCAGTTCGAAACTATTCTCCGTATCCCCATACGCGTAGTCGAGTTGGAAATTCTCTGTCTGCGCATACGGTTCAAAACTATTCCCCTTGTAGAGTGTTACGCGTTGAACTGTGTTTCTTGCCATAATGGACCCCCTGAAATCTCGTGAACAGTAACATCAAATTCAAAACCACGTGACCAAGAAACCGTGTTCGCGCCAGTCGTAAGCTCGCCGAATACATCCATGCCAGGCTTGCGAGCTGCTTTACTAAACACGTTCGACTCTTGCCCCGTCGCATCAAACAAGCGTACAGTCCTATCCAACCCGTTAACTTTCAGGATTCCGCCAGTAGGCACAGTAACGTTCACATTGTAAACGTTACCCCCAATAGTGATACTTGGATTCGTTGCCTGCCCGTAAACAGTTAGGCTAATTGGTGCGCTGCTTAACGTTTCCACGCTCAACGATGTCGCATAATCGAACTGTTTACCGAAGTTATACGAGTAATCGTGTGGATAGTTCAACCACTCATCGTCATCCACGCTCGTGTAAGAGGTTTTGAAACTTGTTACAGTGTCACGATGCCACTTACCATCAAGCAGAACAGCAGTAATTTTTTACGATAAGTGTTCCTCGGCGGATAGCGTCAGCCTGCGTTTTTACCAAATATGCCGACTGTTGCCAATCATCCACATACAATACACCTGGAGTACCGTTCTCCACATCAACCGTATACGCCTGTTGAAGCTCATTTAGCAGATCGTAATCAGTCGTAGTCACGGTGAACGATGCTTCACGAGCCACGCGAGTTACGCCAGTAATGTTATGTGTTGACAGTGAGTAATTCCATACGCTGTCGCGAATATCATTACCCACGCCACTCGATATGATTGGACTATCCAACGAGTATTTTTTCTGCAGTGTTCCACTAAAATACGTGAACCGGTTAAACATAACAAAAACCACCTTAGAGAATGTTGTTGGCGAGCATGAGCCGTTGCAGGTCACGTTTCGTCAGGTCTGTTTCTTGTCCGCGCACAATGACCGGCAGATAGTAGGCGAGCATGTTCACAAGCTGGCCAGTCGCCTCATCACTGTTGTTCGTTAAGCCTGCAGCGTTCGATAGGGCTGTTGCCCATGGTTTAATGTTCGAGTTAGTGTATGGGACGATGGCTTCCGCACCAGCTTCACCCAACACTGCAGCGCGAGTAGCAATACCACCCTTCGCATACCAGTCCACGCCAATAGACGGCAAACTAAAATGTGCAGGGTCAAGATTGAAACTACCGCTCACCTTAAAATGAGGAAGCTTAATAGGCGGCAGCTGCAAATGCAGGTTGCGGAAGAAACCAGCAATAGCATTCAAAGCGCCACTAATCGTACTCTTTGCACCATTCATCGTGCCGCTAATCGTATTCGCAATAGCACTAAAAACGCCACTAACAATACCCGTCAAACCGTTGAAAATGCTCGTAAAAACGTTACTGATAGTAGACAAGACGCCTTGCACAACGGCAAGCACAGCATTCAAAGCGCCATTCGCAATACCTGCAAGACCGCCAAGAATACGCTGCATACCGTCAGCGGCCATCTGCCAGTTACCAGTAAAAATACCAACAAACGTGCCAACAATAGCTTCGATAACACCGACAACGGTTTGGACCACGCCTGATACGACTTGCATCGCCGAAGTTACAAGATTAGCCACCATCGTAAACGCTGTACCAAACTGAGCCACAAGGAAGCCGACTACAGCGCCCAATGCTGGTATCAGTACCGTGATAAGAGTTCCCACGATCGCACCGACAAGCACGATAACAGGCTGCAACGCCGGTAGGAACGTGCTCGTAAACACGCCTGCCACACGACTTACCGCCGCTTGAATACTATCGAAAGCTGGTGCAACTTGTGCGGCAATAATACTGTAAGCAGTATTAAACAAGTCTTGTAGAGTCTGCCATATTGGCATAAAAACGCCAGACAGTATGCCAGAAACACCCTGCACACTAGCCGTCAATGGTGCGAAAACATTACCAACAAGACCACCAAACTGTTGAAAACCACTAATAAGCGAAGTGACAACAGTAAACAGTATTTCCATGGCCGCAGTAGCAGTACTAAATACTGCAGTGCCTAAAGGTTCGAGAGCACTCTTGATACGATTCTGCAGTAGCTCCCATGTTTCAGGCCAATCCTTGGTAGCCTCCTCAGTCCCCTCAATATCACCCTTAGCGCCAAGAGCATTCTTACCAAGCTCTTCCATGTTCACGGCGCCACTCTTCAACGCTGCAACAAACTGCGGAGCGTTACGCGCACCAAAAATATCCTTAGCCGCGTCAATAGCAGCCGCATCATTACCAGCCTTAATAAAATCTTCAATCGACTTCACACTGTCGTTGAAGGTCTTTTTAACATCGCCACCGTTTTCGGCTACAGCTGTTAAAGCTTTCTTCATGCTGCCCATGACAGCGTTCGCGTCAATACCAGCCTTGTCTAACTGGCCGGCAAGGTCAGCCGTATCCTTGAAGCTAAAACCGAGGGACTGCATGGCTGGGCCAGCATTTTTAACGATGCCGGTTAACTGGTCGAATCCGATACCGGTCGCCTGGCTGACACCAAACAGGTAGTCCATGTTTTTGCCGACATCTTTACCAGAAATGCCGAAAGCGTTCATGGCTCCGGTCAACTGGTTGATATTGATGTCCTTGCCGAGGATTTCGCCTAATGCTGCGGTTTTCTTCGACACGTCAGTCAACGTGCTACCGGTTAATCCCATGCGGGTGTTGAAATCAGCGACGATACCGCCAGCCTTTTCAAAACTAATCGGCACGCTATTGCCGACTTCGGTAGCGGAAGCTGTCAAACTGTCTAATGCTTTGCCTGATGCGCCTGTGCCGACAACAATGCTATCGGTCATTCCGTCGAACTCTGAGCCGATGTCTTCCAAACCGCCAAGCACAGCGCCTGCAAGAGCAACACCCGCAGCAGTTAACGCGGCAACACCAGCACCACTAAGTACTGCTTCAGCACCTGAATACAGGCTCGTACCAACCTCGCCGCCAACGCCAGCAATACTACCGCCCAAGCCTTTAAGCTGGTCAAGCAGGCTAGAGCCAAGAGTTTCACCACCACTCTTACCGGAACTCGTGGCAGCAGTTTCCATGGCTGAACTCAGCTCTTTAGTAAGGTTGCCCTCAATACCATTCGCGGACGGCATCACCTGTACGAACGCGTTAGCAACAGTTACGCCACTTTCAGCCATGAAAAACGCCTTTCACTAGTCAGTCGAGTAGTACCAAGCCATGAAATCTTTACGAGGTATCGCCCCCTTGCCGAAATGCTTCTCACCCTTATCTGGTTTCGCCCATGGGCTCGGGAACGGTTTCGGCTTACGCACATTCGAACCTTTTTTGCTATGCGCGGACGCGTACAAGTATTCGACGGCGCGAATCTCATCAATCAGAGCGACGATGAGCCTGTTCGTGATAAGAGTGGAATCCCAGCCGGCAAAAGTCTTATGCTGCGCCTGCCAGGTATGGCTTGATGTGTCTAAATGTTTGTAGAAAACAATCAGACCGTCCCACCCGATGGTGGTGACGGCCTGACTTAAACTCATATGGAAACGGTCTATAATATCCGCTTCAAACGCCCTACTCGTGTCCTCGTTAACGTTGAGTAGGGCTATTATTCCCCCGCTAATGGGGAAGCTTCACGCCATGCAGTAATAAGCTGCGTAAACATGCCCGCTGTCAACTCTTTCGTCGAGCCTGGAGCATACTTTTCAAACACGTCAATAAGCAGCTTGATAAGCTCTTCAGTCTCATTCTTACGTGTCAATGCGGCAATCTTTACTTGCGCTGTTAATGGTAAATCCATAAGCAGTGGAAGATGATACATTTTTCCCTGCTTACCAATCTTGAAATCGAAAGTCTTCTTAGCATCGTTTTCGAGTACGAAAGCCATAATATTTTTTCTCCTTTAATTGAAAAACTGCTGCCAGTTTTCACGGTGAGCCATGAAGATAAGGAGGATGGAAAACTTCATGAATACACTCAACATGGAAACCGGTAGCAAGAATAAAAATCCCCTTTGCCCCTGTCGTTTATGCGACAGCTTCGACCTTGCCGTCGTCATAGAACAAGTAAAGGAAGTTACCTGCCGTGTCAACGTTCAGACTCAATGTCAAAGCGTAAGAATTAGCCGCGGTAGGAACAAACTGCAAATCGTCAAGCTCAGACACCTGCGCATTCGGAGCGAAAGCACGAATACGACGATTACCGTCCTTCATGTTAAACACCCAAGCGCGAGGCTCCCCAACCTTACCGTTAAAAGCAATCTCCAGCTGGCGGCCATGATCACTATTAGCATCAACAGTCTTCACATTCTCATCGCCAACGATGAGCTTAGCGAGAGTCTCATCAACCTGAATGCTAGGAATGCTAATGGTAGGCTCGGCGTCACCATTAGTAACGCGCACAGCACTGCCACCCCATTCCTTAATCTTGTCACCAGCACTCATCACGCCACTAATTGTGAGACCATCCTCGCCAATATAGCCGAGAGAGGTACCCCACTCGTTAGAAGGCATGACCGTGCGAGCATCCGCAGGCTTCGCTACACCGACTTTCGCAATCTGTACTGCGCCAGTGGTAGCAGACTGGTCAGGAGACGGCAAATAAACTTTATTAGCATCAATACCCTGCGTTACTTCTGCCATAATTTAACCTTTCACTTTAATGTTTTCTAAAAATCAATCGATTCACCGCGCAACTGGACACTGTAAGTAAGTGTTACGCGTGGAACGTGTGGACGTTGAGGGTCAGGATTCGGATACATGTTCATCACATCAGGCGCATGCCACGCATATTCGCCACTTTGCAAACTCAAACTTGCAAGATAGCCAGCAATAGTGCGCGCAACGTCGGTAACCTGCGAATAGTCATCATCCTTACCCGCCCAAATATCAATACTGAAATCATGCTGCCAGCTCACAGATGTCACCGGAGTACACCCTGTCTGGAATACCCACACGTATGGTTTTTTACCGGAGATATTGGTGGACTGGTTCGCGCTCGCATCCACGTGAGCAAGACGGGTGATTTCTTGAGCGAGCAACCATTCAGCATCCTGCGGTCTGGTTAGGCTCTGCATGATTGCACCGCCAGTGTAAGAGTCTTATTCACCGCTTCAGCTTCACGTGCTCCAGGTGTTGCAGTACGCACTGATACAGCGGTACGACCACCACCATATCCTGCCTGCCACTGGCGAGATACACGAAAACCTTTACCAGCTTTACTAGCGATACGCTGCGCGTTAGAAGCACACACGGCAGATAAACCGCTATCATTCAACAGTTGTTGGACTCCAGCAGAATTAAGTTCAATACGAAAACCTTTTCGAGACATACTATGCCTCCCATTCCGTTAAATTCACCGTCATATGCGACGCACGCCCAAACGGGCTACGCCAGCCAACAGGAATAGTCTCAACACGAAAATCAGCACCCTCAAAAGTCACCTTGTCACCACGCTGAATATCCGCACCAGACGGCACATAAGCAACACACGTCACTCTCGTAGGCTGAGCAGGTTGAGAATAATCAGTACTCTCCGCTTGCGGCTGCACGCTACAGCCAGTGATCATGTGAGTGACTGGATGTTCCCAATCTTTCACGTTCACACCACGAGACTGTTTCACGCCAGGGCGCGACACCATGAGAGTGTCATTACACCACGTAGGCAAACCCATGCAAATCACACTCCTACAAGCTTGTACGGTGCGAGCATAGCCTTATCCGAGGCAAGCAAACGGACGCCACCAGATACGCCATTATCGGTCTGATTGTAAGTTGCACCCACCTGTCCTGCATGTTCTTCACGAAGACCTGCAGTAGCAACAAGATGATTCGCGGCAATCTGATACGCAGCCTGTTTCAACGCGTCAACCATGTCAAAACCAGCCACATACGTCACCTCAAGCAACGCTTGACGGCGCATATCAATCACACCATACGAGTTCGCATGACGTGGTTCCACTGTTGACACAGTCTCGGTAAGCTCAGTGACGCCCATGCTTGGAAGTATCACGTGAGCCGAATCAGGAACAACAGCCTTGCAAGTGAGTTTTGGCGCTACATGCCAGCCACAATAGTCACGAATAGCTTGCGAGACACCGTTCAACGTTGCTTGCTTCGCCTCATAGCCGGAGCTCATGGAAGAGCCACCCATACTGTCGAATTCGTCAACTGTAAGCAACAGTGGAAGCTTGTCAACGTCGATGCTGTAGCCCCAGTTAGTCGCCAGCATGAGCATCACCCGTCTTATTTTTCACGGTTCGACGCTTATTCACAGCAGGCTGACGTTTCACACCAAGCTCAGGCTTATCTATAAGAGTTGCTTCGTCGGGCTGGTCACCCTCATGCCATTGGAATGTTAAACCATTAAACTCGTAAATTTTAAGCATCAAAAAACCTTTCACGCATAAGAAAAGGACAGTAAAAACCATCCCACCATATGAGCAGTTTTACTGTCCTTTAAAAAAACACGTTACAGGGTTATGCTGCAGCGCCTGCGAGAGTGACCTTAGCGAATGCTGCAGGAACACGAGTAGCGAGCAGGAGACGCTCCTCCACACGAACAGTTACACGGTTAGTGATGAAATCATCCTCGTTAGCGTTGGAAACTTCAACGCGAAGACCAGAACCAGCCTTAGTAACGACACTACCTGCAATCTTGAACGCGCCAACGATCGCAGTACCCTTTTCCACAGCAGTAGTAACAACAGTTGGAAGACCCCAAATGCCAGGCTGCTGAACAAGAGAACCGTTACCATATTCACCGTAGAAGAAGCCGCCACCCATGTACTGGCCATTAGCGTCCTTTGCCAAGCGCAAAGTCTGATAATCGGCAGGGTTAATAACGATGGCGTCAGCAGTGTAACCAGTTGCAGTCTGAATGTTCGTCATCGCAGTGTAGAGAGTGTCCTGAGCATTATCCTTAAACGCGACAGTCTGAATACCAGAAGTGCCAAGCAGAGTAGAAACAAGCTCGTTTTCTACAGCAAGATTATGCTCATAAATACCACGATTGTTAATCGCAGACTCCATGAATGCTGCATCTTCGAGAAGCTCATCAGATTCCTTGAAGAAGCTTGCAATCTTTTCCAAAGCAACAGTCTTAGAATCGTAGCCAACGTGAATTTGTGGCTTCTTCGCACCCTCGGCAGTCTTTGCAGGCTTACCCTCAGTAGGCTGGAGTACGAAGTAGGTCAAAGAGTTGCCAGAAATGGCCTCAGAGCCGAACAAGTCACGAACGTAGAGAGGGCGTGGCTGAACGTCAACAACCTTCGTATCGGTAACGTTGATGGTTGGAGTGGTGTGCAGGTCAGTGTTCGCCTTGAAACCGAATCCAGTACCTACAGCGCCACGAGCAGACTTAAGCGAGCGAGTGTCAAGCTCCTTAACAGCGAAAGCACCAAGAGAAGCTGGAGTCTCCTTCTTCTCTACCTGCGTTTCCTTTGCAGGCTTGAGACCGTCCAGGATAGCACCCTTCTGCTCAGCAAGCTTAATCTGCTCACTGATCTTGTTGTACTCTTCCTGGGCTGCCTTCAGCTCTTCAACAGAGTCAGCCTGTGCGATACGAGACTTAGCAGCCTCCAACATTTCCTTCAAATTCATTATCTTTTACCTTTCTAAAGTAGATAGAATTGCTTGTTTCTTCATTTCGAGGAACGCTGCCTTACCCTCATCACCAGAATCCGAACCATCATCGCTCT